CACATATACTAATCTACTGCCGGAAATTATTCCTTATTTAGATGAACGTGGCTACGACATACAATTAGAAGACCTACGTGACTACTGTACACAGTTTGAATTTACACAGGTTACTGAAGAAACATTTGCACACAAGTCTTGGCCAGACAAACACCCAATTGCCGGTCAGCCAGTGGTACTTCGTGATTACCAAGTTGAGATTATTAACAAGTTTCTTGAGAATCCGCAATGCCTACAAGAGATTGCCACAGGCGCAGGTAAAACATTAATCACTGCGGCACTTAGTTATAGTTGTGAACCATATGGCCGCACCATTGTTATTGTGCCAAATAAATCATTGGTTACACAGACAGAAGCAGACTATATCAACCTAGGGTTAGATGTAGGTGTATACTTTGGTGATCGTAAAGAATACAATCGCACACATACTATCTGTACTTGGCAAAGCCTAAACATCTTACTTAAGAATACCAAAGGCGGTGATGTGGATGTTACCATCGGTGATTTCATTGAAGGTGTTGTCTGTGTTATGGTTGACGAAGTACACATGGCCAAAGCAGATGCGCTTAAAACATTATTAACTGGTGTAATGGCACATATACCTATACGCTGGGGATTAACTGGTACAATACCTAAAGAAGCTTATGAGCAGGTTAGCCTACTGTGTAGCCTAGGACCTGTGGTAGGTAAACTAAGTGCTAGCGAACTTCAAGACCAAGGTGTGCTAGCCCAGTGTCATGTAAATATCTTACAGCTTGTAGACTATGTAGAATACAAAGACTATCAAAGTGAACTGCGATATCTATTAGAAACAGAAGCACGTTTAGACTATATTGCACAACTTGTAGATAGTATACGTAAGACAGGTAATACTCTGATCTTAATTGATCGTATTGCACCAGGCAAAGCCTTGCTTGAAAAGATCTCAGGAGCAGTATTTGTTAGTGGTGGAACTAAAGCAGATGCCCGTAAAGAAAGCTATGACGAGTTTGCATCAAATGATGATGTGGTTGCTATTGCCACTTATGGTGTTGCGGCTGTGGGTATTAACATTCCTCGTATTTTTAATCTTGTACTTATTGAACCTGGAAAGAGTTTTGTCAGAGTTATACAGAGCATTGGACGTGGCATTCGCAAAGCGGAAGACAAGGACTTCGTCCAAATCTGGGACGTAACATCAACTTGTAAATTTGCCAAACGGCATATTACAACACGTAAGAAATTTTATAAAGATGCAAACTATCCGTTTGTTGTCGAAAAAGTGGAGTGGCAAAAGTAACCTATGTATATTTTAACATTAGAAAACACAGCATATGAAATGAACGAAATCCCCGATGAAGTTGAGGATTTACGTTTTGCAATATTAGATAATAGCGACCCAAAGAATCCAGACTACTTCTTTATTCCACTTATCTTTTTAGAAAGTTTTAACAGTCCGGCATTGGTGTTAAGCATTGGTGGCAACATAGTTAAGATGCCTGCAGATTGGCAGATACTTATTGGTGAACAAGACTTTGGCGACCTAGAAGTTATTCCTTTAACTAGTATCAATGACCGGGGGTTTAGTGCTTATACATTTAATCCGTTAGATAGTTTTAAACCAGAGTTTAAACCAGTAGAGATTGTAGACATCTATCAAGATGTTAAATGGTATTTCCCTAAATTAAAACCTGGACAAATGTTAGCTGTACCAATTGTAGATGGTGAGCGTCCACTGTGTGCTTACTTTGTTAAAGATATCAGTCGTCAAAGTGAAGTAGTAGACTACGGTAAAATATGGTAACTAAACTAAATCCAAGTGTAATCACTGACGACATGATGTACGAAGGTATAGACTTATCAGCCTCATTCGTTCCAACTGCTGAAATTGATGCCGAGCTTGCGGACCGGATTGCTCAAATACGAGAAGACCGTCTTTGGGGCGAAATTCGACGTGCGGCCAAAACAAATAGTACTTTACAATCTGCCCTAGAAAAATGCATAATTATATATAAGCTATCTAAGGATTACGAAAATGGCATTTAACCCACTACAATTTAAACAGAAAAAGAAACGTGTAGTAAACCCGGACATTCCACGTCCAAACCTGTTTAGTCACGAAAAGAAACTAAAAGAAAGTCAGACTATCATTGAAGATTTACAAATACAACTACGCAGGCAAACAGAAGAGATTGCCGCATTAAAATCAAACTATCTTAACATGCAACAGAGTGTGAATCAAATTATTAATGTATTGCGCAGAGGCAGATAAAGTGAAAGTACTCTGTTTGGGTAATAATTCAACGGATACCGACGGTGAAACATCTAAATTAGCTAAATTAAACTATTCTATTAATAACGGGCTAATATCATCGTCTGATACAAGTATCCAAGATGGATACTATCATACCTCAGTATTTGATCTATCAGTTGGACAGATTAAAGAGTTAGTAACTCAATTTGACGAAGTAGTACTACTTGATCAACCGAGCAATACCTGGAATCACCCTGACGCATTTTATCTAACAATAAAAATAATAGATGATATTCAAAATTTAGTAAACGTAACACAACTGGGTACATCAACTAATATAAAATTATTTGAAGATATAGTAGATACAAATAAAAGTTTTTGTATATTTCCATTCATTGAAATGCTCGCAAACAATGGATCGACTACAGTTTGTTGTAGATCTTCCAACCCAATCACTAAAATAAATAACATCACGTCGTGGCAAGACGATCCAAATTATGTAACAATACGAAATAAGATGCTCGCCGGCGAGTTAGTATCCGATCATTGTTCTGCTTGCTATAATTATGAAGCCCGCGGTATAAAAAGTGCAAGACAACAAGAAACAGTTGAATGGGCTAATCGACTTGGGTTGACATCTATAGAAGATCTTAAGCATATCACAACACCTGTTTACTATGAAGTTCGACCTAGTAATGTATGCAATTTGCAGTGTAGATCGTGCGGTCCGGAAAATAGTAATCTAATAGAAAAAGAATATATCCAGATAGGGTGGCGTGACCCTAAGGCAACTATTGAATATACTAATTTTGATTTTGTTAAATTTGATAATCTAAAAAAATTGTATGTAGCTGGTGGTGAACCTACAGCAATGATTGAATTATATGAGTTTATGCAAAAATGTATTGATAATCAAAATACAAATTTCGAGTTCCTTATTAATACAAATGTAAATAAAATTAGCGATCGATTTTTAAGTTTATGTAGTCATTTTTCTAATTTGCAATTTATTGTAAGCATTGACGGATATCAAAAAGTTAATGATTATGTTAGATGGCTTAGTTCTTGGGAAAATACTATAGAAAATACTAAAAAATTAAGTTTAAATCATAAAGTTTCATTTAATGTAGTGGTATCAATATATACCATCAGCCAACTTGATCAGTTACTTACGTTTATCGATGATAACTTTCCTAATGTATTAGTACACTGTTCATTTGCAGAGTTTGAAAATGATATATTAAATCCTTATATTTTTCCCGACGGGGACTTAGTATTAAACCGCATACGTAAAATTAAAAAGTTAAATTGTTATAAAAATGATAAATTGTTACAAAGTTTTATTGATGGGATTGTTTGTTACTTTGAAACGCCTCAATCAATTAAATTAGAAAAATTAAAATTGTTTTTTGAATTCAACGATCGATTAGATGAATCTAGAAATATTCAATTAAAAGATTATATCCCCGAGCTTGACCAATTTAGGAAACTTGTGTTATAATAAAACTATGAGTAATGACCCATTATACATCGGCAATGAAATGGCAGCATTTGATCGTAAAGACCGTGCTTACTACGATAAGTTCACTGATGAAGAACGTAAAAAATTTAGCACATATCTAATGTTGCGTTATGGTGCTAGTGTTGCAGGAGGCACAGACCTGCAGGCATATTACCTGCTGGCCACTAACGAAAACATTAACAAATACTTCTTTGACCTAAACAAGCATCCTAAACTACAGTGGTTAATGTGTACTACTGTTAGTCCTGGTATGGGCAAGCAACATCACTATTGGCAGGGTAGCAAGAAGAAAGAGACGAATAACAAGGCTGTTAAGTTTTTAACAGCTCTATATCCAGAACTCAAAGACGATGAAATCAAACTACTAGCGGCTATCAATGATAAAAGAGATCTTACAGACATGGCACGAAAACTCGGCTGGGATGACAAGCGCATCAAGTCCGACCTTTAAGTGTAAGTATTGTAGTAAAGAGTATCGTAAGGAATCAACCCTTGCGGCGCATCTTTGCGAAAATAAACGACGCTGGCAACAGGAAAAAGAAGTAGGTGTACAGTTTGGTCTACAAGCATACCTACGCTTCTTTGAGTTAACACAAGGTAGTGCTAAACTTAAGAGCTATGCAGACTTTGTAGACAGTCCTTATTACAGTGCTTTTGTCAAGTTTGGTCGTCATATGATTGCTATACGTGCAGTTAACCCACGTGCATTCATTGAATATGTGATTAAAGAAAACAAAAAACTCGATCATTGGACACATGAAAAAGTTTATTTAGAATACCTACATGCTTATATGAAAAAAGAAGCAGTGCAGGACGCACTTGAACGTGCCCTAACAGAAATGCAGGATTACGCCGATGAGATTAAAATGCTTGCCAGTTTCAATGACTACTTTAGATACGGTAATTCGAATCGTATCTGCCATCATATTAGTAATGGTAGGATTAGTCCTTGGATTGTTTTTAATTGTACCAGTGGGGTTGCGTTTCTTGAAGCACTTACTGAAGAACAAATCGCCATGATCCTGCCTTGGATAGATCCAGAGTATTGGCAAA